CTGTCCTTCTTCATCAATCCCAAGAATGGCAAGCTGCGCACTCAAGACATCACCGTCCCGGCTACGCCGTCAGACACTGCTACCATCCCCGACGGCAACTGGGGTGCGTTCAACGTCCCACAGAGTGAGCCCCTCTTCCTTCTTATATCATCCAGTGTGCCCAACAGCCCAGGGGTGCCACCCACCAACAACGTCAGTGTGCAGTGCTCGCGCTCTGTCAAGTGGCGCGACCCCATTGGGAAGTCCTCTCTGTGAAGCGCGCGCAGCGCGCGACCCCTCTTAAGAAACCCAGCACCCGCGCGCAGCGCGGTCCACCAGAGCTAAGCACACACTCTGTTGTATAAGAGTTCTGACTCCCGTACCAGTCGTACGGTCATTGACCCAATGTCCGGTTTCATAAAAAATCCGTTCGATGGCCAGTTGGCCACGTTCGACTGTACCGTCCCTGAGGACCGGTTCGATGATTACCGTGAGGCTGCTGAAGCACTCCGGTCCATCGCCAAGAAGTGGGTCTTTCAACTCGAGCAAGGTGAAGAGACAGGATACCGTCATTGGCAGATGCGTGTATCACTCATCAAGAAGACCAGGTTCGCAGCCTTCAGCAAGGAGGTTATGCCTGTCCTTCCTGGTTGTTGGTCTGTCACGTCCAAGACTGTTCACGACTCTGGCAACCAGTTCAACTATGTCATGAAGGCCCAGACCCGCATTCAGGGTCCCTGGAAAGACACAGACGCAGATCTCAGACCGCCTCCAGAGATGACCGATCAGCTTCGCAACTTTATGTCCAAGGACATGTACCCGTGGCAACAGGCCATGCTCGATCTCGCTCAGCAGTACAACGAGCGTACCTTGTACTACGTCTTCGATCCACATTACAACTCTGGCAAGTCCATCCTTGCAGAGTACCTTGAGTACAGGATGCTTGCCGAAGAGATCCCTCCCTTCACCCTTATGGAAGACATCATGCAGTTTGTCATGTCCATGCACACATCCAAGTGCTACATCTTTGACATGCCCGCCGCCATGAAGAAGGAGAAGGTCAATCAGTTGTACTCCGGCCTCGAGATGCTCAAGAATGGCTTCTTGTATGACAAGCGCTACTGCGGTAAGAAGCGTCGCATCACTCGACCCCAGGTCATCGTTTTTGCGAACGATCTCCCCAAACTCGACCTCATGGCACCCGATCGGTGGACCGTCATGTACATCACACCTGACAAGCACCTCGTTCCTTACGACTCGAACATCCACCCACTGATGATCCAGGCTGATCCAGGTGATCCAGCCTTTCCATAAAAAAAGACAGGGGGCTCGATATTGTTACAGCGCAGCGCCAGAGCCCCCGCGGAGTGCATTAGGCATCTGCTGGTCGCTATAAGAGTGAGGTCCAGACGTAGTCCAGACGAACCGCAGTTGCGCCAGTGGCATGCCGTATGGAATGCGCTCCCGGTACGGACGACGTGCTCCTATGCGTGGCGCTCGTCGTCGTCTTAATTTTCGCAAGAAAAAAGTACCCGTCCCTAAGAAGCGTCGCACAACGCGTACTTACACGCGCAACAACTCGCGAGCCATCAACACCCTCGCCCGCGACATCAAGTACCTGAAGATGAGCCAGTATGGGTCCATCCAGCGTAACTTTCATACGAGCAACCTTATGGTTCCGTATGCGAATCAGCCTATCCTCACTGACATCATGAATTTCTCTGCTCGTACTGCCTCCGACCCCGGTGCCAAGTTTGTGCAGTACAACAATGCTTCTCCTCCCGTCATCGGTGATGTTGGCAACTGGACTCCTTCCACCAACCTCTTCTACTCTGGTCAAAATGTTGACATCCCAGACACAGGTAAGTACCTTGCTCTCTCTTGCAAGGTTACTCTGCGCTTTCAAGCGACCCCGTCTGTGACGGATCAGCGCATTCGTATCGATCTCTTCTCCATCAAGGCTACTGCTATTCAGCAGAATCAAGCAGGCACCCCTTTCTACTCCATGCCGCAAGGTCTTCTCCAGCTTACTGACCTCGCGAACCCAGAGAAGAACAAGCTTGGTTCCAATCCCTACCTCAAGGTCTGGGCCACCAAGTGGCTTTACCTCTCGTCAAGTCGCAATGCCGGTCCCGCTCCCGGTGCCGGTGTACAGAATCCTGGTCCAGCTGTCACAGGCAACTCAGGCTACCTGTCCTTCTTCATCAATCCCAAGAATGGCAAGCTGCGCACTCAAGACATCACCGTCCCGGCTACGCCGTCAGACACTGCTACCATCCCCG